AAGTAGTGCGTAAATTTGATTACCGTCAAAATCTTTAGATAGAACTCCTGAAGTTACATTTCTGGTTAATTTGGCTAAAGAACCTAAAGCAATAATAGTAAAACTAATTACATTGGTTACCGACCCAGAGCTTCTAATTTGACTAGTAATATCAGTAATAGAACCGCCAAATATGGTGACAAAGTCACCGTTAGAATCTTTAACCTGTAAAGTTAATCCGTCGTTAATATTAAAGTCATAAGTCAAATCGTTTAAATCGACTATCTCTACCTGTAAATATGAAGCTGTAGCTTGTTGATAAATATCTCGGCGTCCAGCGTTATGAGTAACGCTTGCTATGGCTTTAGAAGTGTAATCGACACCATTTACGGTTAATTTCCACTCAGGCGTCCACTGTGTCATGCGTAAACCAGACCTGTAGCTCCGCCACCGCGACCAGCAGACTGAGTAAGAATATCGTTAATTTGTCTAGCTACTGATTCAGGGTCTAATGCTCCAGTTACGTTAATAACTGTTCCACCCTGAAATCCTCCGCGCTCTCTGGCTAATTCAGTAGGTGAAATAACGGTAGGAACTGAATTACCAGCGTTAACTATTCCTCCATTATTTCCACCGCCGTAACTAGCTCCAGTAAAGAAATTAGTAATCGGGTTATTTTTTAAGAAGTTTATAAAATTTCTAACTGCGTTAAATGCGTTTTCAATAGCTCTAATAAATGCGCCAATAGTGTTAATAACTACGCTTAAAGCTATTCCTATTCCCTCAATAGCTAACTTTAAAGCTCCGCCAAATAAAGGAGCTACATATTCTTTTAAGAAATTAAATAAAGCTGCGAATTCGTCTTTGTTGGCTGCTACAGCGTTTTTTATTTTATCAAAAGCAAATTTAATTCCCTCGAAGACCGGGAGAAAGAATTTTTTAGCACCGTCGGCAAAAGATTCGAAAGCTGCTTTTAATCCCTCGCCTCCGCCGATTCCGTCTGTAAATGACTGAATAGCTGGAACGATTTTCTGTAACACAATATCAACCAAAGGCTGTATCGCGTCGAGAATAAAAGCTCCTACGGTTTCTTTACCCTCATTAAAAGCAATTTGAAGCCTACGTAGTTTTCCGTCAAAAGTATCGGCTTGAATCGAAGCCTGGTCTTTAAAGGTATCTGAAAGAATTTGGGTAGCTGCTGTAAAGTCTTTATTCTTAATTATAGATTCGTCAATAGTTACGCCAAGCTTTTTTAGAGCTCCAAAATTGCCGTCGTGTGCTTTAGCTAAAGCTTCAGATACAGCAGTTAAATTTTTTCCTGTTCCTGCTGAAACATCTAAAGCTATAGACTGTAATCTTTGCGCTTCTGTAACGTCTTTTGTGGCTCTTGTTAATCTATCTAGGCTAGGACGTAAATCGTCGTCTGTAACTCCAAAAGCTAAAGAAGTCTTAGTAATATAATCTTCAGTGGCTTTGATTTGAGCATTAGTAGCCCCTGTAACGTTCTTTAAAGTAGTAGCTAGCTTTAATTGTGCAGCTTCGTCTTCTACGGCAGCTTTAACGCCGTCTATGGCTAGTTTACCTGCGTAGGCAGCAGCAGCAGCTCCAGCAGCTAAAAACGCTGCCCCTGCGACTTTAGACCATTTGCCTAATTTGTCTCCAAAACCCTGAACTTCGTTATCAGCTGTTCCCAGTTTTTTTCTAAGGTCGTCGACGTCTGCAAGGATAGACAGCTTTAACGTTCTACTACCTGCCATTAGTCATACTCCTTTAAGATTCGGCTAAATGCTTCTTCCCATTGTCTCACGAGTTCAGGTTGATTTTCGCGAAGCGTAGGATAAATGAAATAACCTTTAGCTCCTCTACCAAATCGACCAGACCAGCTAGGGAATTGCGGATATTTCTTAGAGCCAAATTCGTAACCAGCCCAAAGAGTTTTAGTGTCTCCACCGCCCGAGAATTTCTGCGAAGCAAAACCATAAGATAATTCTCCGATTTTAGAGCTTTTAGAAACTCTAACTCCGTCCGCTACTCGCTGGACTGCGTCGGCTGCGACCGTGCGACTTCTGGCAGTATCTTTAATCTTATCTGCTAGAAACTGCGCTAAAGCGTTAGATTCTTTTTTAGCTTCTTCTAAAGCTTGCTCGTCCATAGCTTTAAACGCTTTAACTATGCCACGAAGTTCAGCTTTGTCATAGCTGATAGCGTCGCTAGCCATTACGTTCCTCCAATATAGCCAAAGCCGTTAAAATCTGTTCTCCTGTTTGCCACTCGCTCATAGGAATTCCAGTAGCTAAAGCTAATTCGACTAGAAGCCTATTTACGCTTCCTCTAGGGTAGCTTTTGGGTCGACTGCGCCAACCTCAATATCTATAACAGATTCTGTCCAAATATCGAAAGGCTTCACCGCCTTACCTGCTGCTTCTCTTTTCATAGCTGAATAAGCTACGAATAAAATATCCCAGATTCCAGAGAAATCAGAAATAGATTTCTTAGTCTCTCTTTCCCATTTGGCAAAGTCAGGCGGATAGGCTACATAAGTAGCCATATCCCCCGACGCGTATTTAATTGTAATTTCTTTTTGCATTTGCTCTCGGCTTTCTAATTATGAAAAGGATTCTGTAGGAGTTCCTACGACTGTAAACGCCAGAGAAACGGTCTGAGCTCCTGGAGCTGTTCCGCCTACTGCTGGAAATACAGGTAGAACAGAAACGCCAAAGGTTGCGCCTGTGACTGCTGTAACTGTTCCTGTTAGTGCTGTGTTTGGTGCTGTTTCTGCTGCTGTCCATAGTGCTTCGCAAATTGAAGTAGCTGCGCCCCAGTCGGCTAGCATTTCAACATTTAAAGTCCATTGGTCGTCGACGTGCTTATAAGCCTTACCGTCTAAAGTCTGGTAAGTGTCGATAGTTGGTGAGTTAACTAAGGTAACGCTAGTAGCCTGTGCGTCATACGCTTTCGAATCTATAGTTAAGGCTAAATCGCGACCTGTAATTACTGTAGTAGCCATTTATGCTCCTTGAGTGTAGTAAGTCGTGACGCGAATATCGGAAACTAACACGGTGCTAGCTCCTATCTGCGTTACTGTTGGTCTTTCGATATTTCCCACTTCGTAACCTGCTGGTAACGCTGCGAGAATACTAATTATAAGCTGCTCGATATTATCGAGAGCTCCTGGATTAGAGTTATAGGCGACTACCGCGCTAATAACTAAATTAACTTCGACCTTAGTAGTTGCCTTATTTATTAAGTTAGGAACTAGATAAGGTGAATCTGGAATAATAACTACGGCAGGAGGAATTACTGCTTCTGGAACATGGTCGTAAGTAGTAGCTGCGACACCTGAAAGAGCAGAAGCTAGCGCACCTCGAACTGAGCTCTGTATCGTCATTGAGCCATAGTCTCCGTGTCAATATATGAACCTAAAAGACCAGATACACGGTTAAAGAGACTGCGTCCTAAACGATAAGGACTTACGCTGAAATCTACTCCCTCAATAGCTCCGCCTGGAGCAATTCGAGACTGAAACACTTCTACAGATACAGCTAATACCGCTGATTCTACTGCTGAATTTCCTACGTAGGTAGAAGCTCCAGATAGCTTTGCTAATCCTGCTGGAATTACATTTTTTTCTAAAATATCTGCGTTAGTAATGTCTGCTCTAAATGTGTAATCAGTTGGAGATTCCAAAACTGTTCGAGTTCCATTAAAAGGAGAACCGCAACCAGTAATAACTACAGACTGACCCTCTGTAAATTCGTGAACTGTAGTAGTAGTAAAAGTAGCTACGTTATCAGTTAGAGAAACTTTCTCGACTGGAGTTTCAAAAGAAACCAGGAGAGGCAGGATAACGGTTTCTGCCGTGTCAATAATGTCATTTAAATAAGCGTCTGAATATAGGGATACTGAAACACCGAGAACGTTACGAAGCTCGGTAGCTGTTACGATAGTTGGCATTTCAGTCCCTCCCTATAGGGTAGGAGGGGAGCCGAGAGCGTCTCCCCTCCTACAGTTTAAATTACGACAGGTTAAAGCGTCTTACGCCTCCGCCTAGCTTCGGCGCTATTGCATAGTAACCATATACTCCGACAGATAACTGACCATTACCTAGAACCTGAACGGTTAGCTGTGTCTTTGGTGCTTCGTAGAAAGTGAAAGCTTCAGGAGCAACGATGAACGCTGATTCATCTACTAGACCTGAGCTCATGTGTGGGTCTACGTAGTAGTTAAGACCTAATACGTTACCAACGATAGAATCTACAGCTGCTGAACCTGCTGCGTTCATTGGGTTATTAGCGACGTAGATAGGACGTCCTGCGTCATCTTGCGCGCCGATAATGGTGCTCCACCAAGAGGTATTAGATACCAAGTTCTTAGCGAACTTACCGCTTGAAGCGTAAGCTGCTGGAGCTTGCTCTGCGATAAATGCCTGAAGACCGTCAATAGTTGCAGCCTGACCGTTAGCCTGTGAGCCTGAAGCTGTGAACGCTGCGATTACTGCTGCGTCTGTTGCCTTTGCGTAAGCCTTGTTCATTTCAGAAACCAATTCTGCATAGTAGCTCGGACCTGAACGGTCTAGGAGCTCCCAGCTAATAATTTCAGACTTTGCAGCTTTCTTTACGTCGACGGTGATATAGCTTGAGGTCATTTCGTCCCCAGCTGTTGTATCGCCGTTTTCTGCGACTGTTGTAATTGTAGGAGCTTGAGTTAGCTTAGGAATTGTAAAGCTCATGCCTGTAGCTGGTAGTGCTCCACGTGAAATAGATTCTACTGCTGGACGACCCAAGATAGTAGAAGTAATGAACTCGTTCATATGAGGAGCGAGTGTTAAGCCTGTGTTATTTGAAGTATCGTCTGCAAAACGAACATATTGACGAGAATCTTCGTCACCCATAGCAGCTTTTACAGAGTGCTCTAGGTAAGTTGCGCTATCCACAATAGGAGAGCGTGGGGTTGCAAATGCTACTGGCTTTGGTGCTGAAGTAGCAGCTTCAACCTTTGCAGCTTCTACCGCTTCATCTACGGCAGGAGCAGGAACGGTAGTGTCTGACACTTGTTCTCCTTCGGTTTTGTTTTCTTCTGAATCGGTTGATTCAGAAACTTGAATATCTGTAGCAGGTGCTTCTTCTGAAGCTGCTACGCGAGCCGAGCGAATTGCTGGCTCTGTTACTAGTGAAACTTCTTGAACGCGAGCTGATTCGATAACCATTACTCCGTCTTTTTGTGAAAACTTATCTACAAAAACTCCAACAGAGAACCCGTCGCGTAATCCCTCAGTTGCCTCGATTAAACTGTCCTCGCCAACCATTGTGTTAGCGACGCGGAAAACAGCGTCAACACCCTCTCCAGAAACTTCATAAGAAACTAACTTTCCGATAGGACGAGTATGGTCGTGTTCAAGTAAAAGCTTTGCGGTTTTATTAAAGGTAAGTGATTCAGGAGCGAACATAGTCGCACCTGCTGAAGTATTACCTGCTTCGTTCCAGGTAACGATACGACCTTTTAGTTCGCGGTTATCCTGGCTAGCTGTTAAAGACGAAACGCTGAAATTTATTTTCATCGAATCAAGTCCTCCTCTTGTCTAATCTGTTCGACACTCATAGCACCGACACGGTTTAGGATTTCATATACCTGAGCGCGTTCCAGCGGATTACCGCGTAGGAAATCGTCCAAATCAAAACGCGTCTCTACTAGCGAACTTGAAAAGTCTGGCATAGAGAGACGCTGTTCTATTGCAGTCATTACAGGACGCAAAGAAAAATCTACTAGAGCTTTTCTTTCGGATATTGCGTTACTGTAAGTCATGGAATTTGGCTCTGCTGAAAGGAAGTAGGCAGGAATTCCAGCTAGA